CTGACTTTTAAGGTCTGCAACAGTGCTATTGTTTTCAATTATCTGATCCATGCGGCTTTGCATCCAAGCCCACTCTGAAGGATGAATGTCCTTAGGAGGTATGCCTTTAATTCTCAAATCACCACACCATGCAGGCTGTTCACCTCTACGAACTTCGCAGATTACACCCTGTTCGCTGTGAATCATATCAATCTCATTTGGAAAGCGCACATCAGGAAGAACAAAATTCTTTTCGGGGTATTGTTGAATGATCTGCTTTGTGCGTGACACCCAAATACCGTCGAACAAGCCCTGCCTCATACACTCAGTGCCTACCTTCTGAAGCACAAATCGAGGAGTGATAGTATAGCCTACCTCTTCAGTCCAGAACTCATCTGCCTGTTCGCGCCATGTTCTTGATTCTTCCGTGTCACCTTCAAGCAGATGTCTAGGCCAGTCAAACATGGCTGCTACACCATCTTTGAGTGAGTCTGCGAATGAAAGTTTTTGAAAGCCGTAATGTTCGACGAGACAGTCTGCTACAGTGCCTTTGCCCGAGCCAATTAAACCACATACACCTATAATCATACAATTCCTTATTTTAGACTAGAACATGAATACACTATATACTTTTTTCATCTTCAAATATTTTCTGTAAAATTAAATTAGCTACTTGTGTATTTGCTTTGTTACCATTAATATGATTAGCTGCATACGGATTATCATCTGCAAAAGTTACTAATGGAGTGTCAATACTAACACCTGTGCACCATGTATATGTATTTTCAAAACAAAATAAATGTATAATTTTAGAATCTGCTAGAGGAAGTATTACTTTGTCGAAATAATATAAAAATGCTTTGTATTCTAAGTTATGTTTATCTTCGTCGTATAAATGAGAATAATACATTTTTGCAGCCCGGACTGTTTGTCTATGAACTATTTCAGAAAATTTAAGAGTTTTTAATTTTTTATTTGTAACAGAACCGTAAGTTAAATTTCTAATTTTATTATTATATAACCTAGAGGAATCAGTCCAACAAAAAATTGAAACATCGGGTGCATTATCTGGGTCGAACTGTTTTAACGCAACGTCCCATATAGAACTACCGCCTTGGCCAAGATGCACAATATTTGCATCCAGTTTGTTTTTTATCTTTGTAATATAGGTATCATAACCTTTAAGGACACTATGCGGGCTCCGTTCTTCAGAACAGAAACTGTCTCCGTAAAATCCTATGTTCATCTTCACTCCGTAACTTATAAATTTAGAATAAGTTCTTATTCGGTAAATGCATTTAAGTATTGTCTAAATTTGTTCAAGGCTTGTTAAAGATTTTAAGCATAACTTCATGATAGCAAATGTGATAGAGTTTGTCAAGTGTTATTTCAGTAAATTAGCCTATGGAGAAATAATATCCCATTCCGCCGGTAAACTGCTGTGCAACTTCCACATCAAGTTTTTCCATTTCCTGCTGTGCTTCTGCCTTAAGCGCGTCGCCGTTGAGGGTGCTTCCGCCTTGTGGTCCTGCTATTGTAGCGAATTTCGAGCGTGCTTCGCCCAGTTGATACTTACAGGCAGCAAGGGTATAATCTTTGATCCACTGTCTTACCAAATAATCTACGAGCAAATTTTCTGTAGGTCTATAGTTGTAGGTGTATAGCAGGAGATCTTCTCTTGCACGAGGACGTTGCAGTAAAGTCAACTTTTTAGTAACTGTGTTCCATTTAAATTCTATAAAGGAACCAAACATTCTGCCTACTAGTTCTTGATGCTGCGCAAACATGTCATAGGTTGCCAATCCGCCCATATTTGAACTTGACAGTAGATAGGTGTTTGTGTAGGCAAGGTTAAACGGTTCAAACAGTGTGCCGCCGTCTCCGCCGCCGGTTCTCGAGCCGATTGTTCTGCGAAAGATTCTACGAACTTCTATAACTTCGTTAGGTAAAATATAGTCATTTTCGTCGATAACAGTGGGAAGGAAAACATATGATTCTTCAACAGAATTATCAGAACGCTGTCTAAAACGAGTAAGTGCTTTGTCTAACGCAGTTTCATAGTGAACAGGATCAAGTTCTACATCTACCATGCCTCCGCCTAGCATGTTATAAACATAATCAAATATTTGTTGTTTTTGTGTGGCAAGTTCTGACATTGGATTCTCCTAGCAGTATTTATCGATAAATATGTAATACAAGAGGTATGATATGCCAAGACTCAGTTTATACAGGCCCGAACGCGGCAACGACTACGAATTTCTAGATCAACAGATTTTCGAAATGTTCACTGTAGGCGGTACTGATGTCCTATTGCACAAGTATCTTGGTCCAGATAATCCAGAAGAAAGCACTGCAGACCAGCCTCAATACGACAAGCTAGATCCTACAAATATACAGGATCTGCTATTTTTAGAAAACAGAGATAGAAAATACGACGAAGACATTTATTCTATTCGTGGCATATATAATGTGCAGGATATAGATTTTAATCTTTCTCAGTTTGGTTTATTCTTAGACAATGACACACTTTTTCTTACCGTGCATATCAACTCTTCGGTTAAAACTGTAGGTAGAAAAATTATATCAGGTGATGTCATAGAACTACCGCATCTAAAGGATCCGTACAATCTTTCAGACACTGCATACGCTCTTAAAAGATTTTATGTTGTGGATGATGTGTCGCGTGCGTCAGAAGGATTTTCGCAGACATGGTATCCGCATTTATATAGACTGAAATTGAAACAGATTGTAGATTCACAGGAATACCGAGAAATACTGGACTTACCTGTGGACGAAGAAAACCCAGGCGGAGATACCCTAAGAGACATGCTTTCTACATTTGAAAGAGAAATGCAAATCAATGATGCAGTAATAGATCAAGCAGAAGCAGATGCTCCGAAATCAGGTTATGACGTTTCTCACTATTATTCGCTAGATGTAGAAACTACAGAAAAAGAATCCTCAGTAAACATACAACAGCTAGATTCGGGCGCAACTACAGCTCCTCCTACTCGTGTAGGCTATCAAGGCTATTTGTTAGGTGACCAAAACACACCGAACGGCAATCAGTTTGGACATGGCATACAGTTTCCTCAAGATCCGCAAAAGGGAGATTACTTTCTGCGCACTGATTTTCTGCCTAAGAGAATGTTTCAGTATGATGGCACCAAATGGCTTAAAGTACACGACGGTGTGAGAATGACAATGACAAATTCCAAGGATAGAAGAACTCAGAAAACCAAATATATCAACAACCAAGTGTTTACCTACAATGAGTTAGTTCGTCAAGACGTTGTGCAACTCGCAGAAGGCGATATAGAAATTTTTACTGAAATTCCTGTAGGCACAGAGGCGCTCTATGTGGTTCTAAAATATCAAACAATTGAAAAAGATTATGATGTTTCAAATTACCCATCTTTAATCGACTCGGACAACAATTCAAATATCAAAATTATATTACCCGTGCGCGACGGAGTACAAGATCGGATAGAATACACAGGTGCATGGACTGTCAAGCTATACAACAATAGAGAATCAGAAAGACAGAGTTTATCACAGGCTCTTAGACCAAGGTCAGACAACTAATGGCAAATTTACAGCACTACTATGACGGCCAGATTCGAAGATATCTAACACAGCTTATTAGAATGATGAGTGGGTTTTCTTACAAAGATTCGTCAGGCACTGTAAAAGTTGTACCTGCGATGTATGGTGATCTTAGTCGTCAAGTTGGTTCTATTCTGAGAGACAATTCGGAAAATCGAATACCCAATGCACCTCGAATGGCAGTGTACGTGAACTCTCTAGAGCTTGACACTTCTAGGTTGGCCGATTCGTCGTATGTAAACAAGGTGAACATCCGAGAAAGAGCCTACGACGAAGCAGGCAATGAATATCTTGATCAGGAAGGCAAAAACTACACTGTAGAGCGTCTAATGCCAACTCCTTATACGCTTACCGTTAATGTTGACATATGGAGCACAAACACAGATCAGAAGCTGCAGATACTTGAACAGATACTAATGTTGTTTAATCCTTCACTAGAACTGCAGACCACCGACAACTATCTTGATTGGACAAGTTTAACTTCTGTATATCTAAACGGCGTTACTTGGAGTTCAAGAACCATTCCCCAGGGCACAGAATCCGAGATTGATGTGTCTACACTAGAATTTGAAACTCCTATCTGGATTGCTCCTCCTGCTAAAGTAAAAAGACTGGGTGTTATCACAGATATAATTTCTAGAATACATAATTCTACTCAAGACATGTTCGATGCTACTCAAGACATTGACTTTACTGTAAGAGAAGGCGATGCTGTTACAAATACTAGAGCAACTACAGACAAGGAAACCGAAGCAAAATCTAGCCAGTATTCTCAAGACGACGAGTTTGGACTAGAAAGGTTCACAAGATCAATCACAAGAGCAGACAGAGCAACAGATAGCTCTGTTATTTCTATTATGAAGACCACGTATCAAAATATTGATCTCCTTGTCATGCGAGACAGAGGCACGCTAGTTAAGAATGGTTCTGTTGGGGGTATGACTTGGTGGGAATTCCTAGAAGCATTTCCTTTTAAGCTGGAAGAAGGTGTGTCGCTCATTCGTCTTAAACGATCAGATCGATCGCAGCAGATTGTAGGCACATTTGCTGTCGATCCTCAGCAACCTGAATCAGTTCATATTACATGGGATATAGATTCGCTACCAACAGACACTGTGTTCACAGGTCCAAACGGTGAACGTTCCAAAATAGATTATATTGTTGATCCAAATACTCTAAATCCACAAGATTTAGGTTTAAATTCTTCGCTGAGGATTCTTATTCTAGAAAGGATTGATTCCTCAAGAGCAGAAGCTTGGCAAAATTCAGACGGTTCTGACTTTTCTGCGGACGCAAACGATATTATCGAATGGGACGGTGCCAACTGGCATCTAATATTTGACGCTTCGGCTAGTAATATAACTGTGTTTACAACCAATTTAAACACAGGTGTACAATACAAGTTTGAAAATTCAGAGTGGTTGCTTTCATATGAAGGCGAATATCCGAATGGCACTTGGCTTGTAGAATTCTAACATAACTACAAGTATGATATGTTCAGGCGCTCTGTTCTTAGCCCAGGATACGCAACGTTTTTTATTCTTACATAGAACACAGGGTAAACACTCAAATGTGTGGGGTCTAGTAGGAGGAAACAACGAAGTAGGCGAAACTCCCTGGAAAGCTTGCAAAAGAGAGATAATTGAAGAAATAGGGTTAGTAGACATTTCAAAAACTGTGCCTCTGGAACGGTTTTGTTCTCAAGACAATTTATTTGAATATCATACCTATGTATGTTTAGTTAAACAAGAATTTATGCCTACTCTAAATCACGAGCATGACGGATACGCATGGGTAGAATATTCCAAATGGCCTAGACCGTTGCATTATGGTGTGAAAAGTACACTAATGAAGAAGATAAACAAAACAAAATTAACAACAATTTGCAAAGTTTGTATTAATTTTAGATAACGTTAACCGCCCCAAAGTATATTACCATTACTGTCTCTTATAGTTAATTCTCTATCACTAGTATCTAATAAACTTGAAGTTTTTACTTGATTAGCTTCCAGTCTTCCTGAGCTTGGTTGATAGCTTAGTTTAGTGTCTGATGTGTTAACCGTCGAAATTGTGCCGTTAGTTGCGGTGGTAAAGAGAGGATAATTTATGGTGTTATCGGCTGTTTGGTTTGTTACAGATAGTTCAGCATCGGAAAAAGAAAGGTTTCCTGATCCGTCGCTTGTTAAAACAGTGCCTTCCGAAGTGGAACTTGGTAGTGTCAAAGAAAGGTTATTGGATAAATTAGCTGGAGCCTTAAATTCTACAAAATTAGAAGAATCCGAGTCTGCAAACCTTACAGAGTTTTCATTTTCTACCTGCAAACTAGAATTTGTTTTGACTATACCAAATCCATTCGGATTGAGCACAATGTCTTGATCCTCTTCTACAGTACCGAACGTGTTATTAAACGCAGAAAAATTACCAAGTACTCTTCCGCCTACAATGCCTGTTGATATTCTACGCGCCATTATAATTTCCTTACGCTGTTGAAGTTTCTATACCAAACACTACAACATTTATATCTGTAGAGTTAGAGTATGCAACTATTTTTTTACCTGCGTCCAGCACTATACCAGATCTTTCAAAAGTACCATTGCCTAAGATTTCTGCATCGAATTCGATCCATTCTGAACTATCTGGAGTGTCTGAACTTGCAGTTGCTATTCTTATCTGTCTGGATTGATTGTCTTTATTTGTTACATTTACTGTAACTACAGCAAATGTTTCATTGGGAACAGTATACACAGTGGTATTTGTGGTTGCTATTAGTTCTTCTGTTCCTAGTATTCCTGTTGCCATTTTGTTCTCCGTTTATCTTAAAAAGTAATGGAATGCAAGCGGTATGCCTTTTACTGTCTTAGTATACTCGACATTTGCTCGTATATTTAGCGGATCTCCGCTTACTGTTGTTATTTGATCAGACCCTATGAATATATCACCTGCTGTTATGCTATTTACATTAAGCGATGCGCCACCGCCGCCGATCTGTGCTTCAATAAATGCTTTAATAGCTCTTTGTGTTGGAATAACAGAATCCGAGTTTGCACTAAAGAACGGATCAGTTGAAAATTCTTCAATTGATGCAGAATTACCTCCTAGACTTACTTCACCTAATGTAAGCTCTTGCAGGCCTGCTAAGTTGAAAGCATCGGCACTAATAGAAGCTATACCTGTGGCCTGTTCTACTGAGAACAATGCGCCCACTCTAAAGTTACCGTCTTGGTCTGTCGAAGTAAAGAATACTCTTCCGCCGTCTGATTCAGTTGTTTCTTTGTTCGGATCAGGCAAATATTCAGGATCATTGGGATAATTTGTTTCTTCAAAATTTCCTGTACCTATATCTAGAAAATCATGGCCAGTTAGTCTTACTTGAGAGTAACGAATTCTGAGTGATAACTCTTCTTCATCGTTCGGCGCTTCTTCTATAGTTAAACCAGGTGACAATCTAAAGAACGCAGTATACGATCCGTCATTTTCTCCCACAAATGACACAGTGCTTACAAGTTTAAAGACTTTGTCAGGAAGGTTATCGAAAATTACGTTAGAACCGTTAACTGGCCTTTGACTTAACCTTTTTACAGCGATACTATCAACAGCTTGGAAGAAATCTGCCTCACCATTTGACTCTTCATCGTTGACCTCGAAAGATGCTTCGCTGTAACCTTCTCCTCTGTCCAAATAGGTAGGATTAGCTAGAGAACCTTTTCCTGTTCTTACTTGGAAAACAACGTCAACAACATTATTAGGATCAGTGATCGTAATAGACGGCGAAGTATCATACCCAGATCCTGGCTCTAACAGTCTAACCTCGAACACTTGCTCGTTAGATACACTTGCTCTACCTCGTGCTCTTGCACCTGCTCTAAAGTCTAAACCTGCACTAGTAGCACCGGCACCTAGAGCAAAAAATCTACCTGTTCTGTTCGGATTACCAAACTGGATTGCGTCATAATTTGTAGAAAGACCGGTTTCGGACTCCCATTCAATCCCAAACTCTGAGTAGAGAATTTCTGTTGCATCTGTTGTAACAGCAAACACGCCTTGACCATACGCAATTGATCTGGTAGTAGTTACTCCTGTGTCTATTAATTCGCTCCAGTTTTGTCCGTCTAGACTATATGAAACGTCGCCTCCAGTAGTAATAGCAACAAATCTGCCATTGCCCCAGACAAGGTCTGTCCAATCTCCTGTTGGTAAGTTACTTCCAGGAGACCAAGTAACACCGTCTTCTGAATACACAGTATTTACTGTGCCTGACTCTATTGCAACAAATAACCCCTTACCGTACGAAAGAACATTATAACCAGTGTTCGGAAGTGCATCTGTAGTTATAGTCCAGTTTACGCCGCCGTCTACTGTAAATGCAACATCACGCGAATTATTTGATAATGCAACAAATCGATTATTGTCTACGCCTACATTTCCAAATGCAATGCGTTTTGCGCCTGTACTAGGTAATCCGGTAATACTAGATGCCCAATTTTGTGCGCCATCTGTTGAATAATTTACCACGCCAGTTTCGCTTATAATAACAACAGAGTCTGGCTTGAAAACAGAGGAGCCGTCGTCTAACAGCCCTGAAGCAATATCATTCCAGGTATTATTACTAGCTAGCGTTACCTCGTTCCAGTTATTTCCGTCTACTGAAGTATATGCCGTTGCTCCAGATGTGCGAACTGCAATAAAGATGCCTTTTTCTGCAACACCTTTAAATTCAAAATCTAGGATTTCTCCTGTCTCGTTGATAGAAAGCACAATAATAGTAATATCGTTAAGAGGAGATTCTCCATTTAAGTCTGTACCTGCAATTGTAAGTTCATCTAGCCTGTTATATTCACTGCCAACTGAATCTATTGCAAGATAATATTTAGAACCCACTCTTGTAACATCAAACGTAGCGCCCGTTCCAGAGCCTCCTGTTGGGGATAAAGCTGTATATAAGTCTGTAGTTTCTACATAATCAACCGCTGTATATTCATCTTGGGGAATTGTAAGCGCAGATGAAGTAACGGGAGGAGCAGAAAATTCTACCTTCGGCTCGATCCGATATGTCGAAGTTGAATTAGGTGCTACAATGTCAACGCCCGGAATAACATGCTCCCATCCAGGCGTTCCGTCATCTTTTACAACTTCAGCTAGTTTTGTGCCTGCATTATATGTATCGATTGTAGCGTACTGGCCAGTAGCTTCGCCTGCAAGAATGTAAATTTGCATCCCAGGGTACGCTCCGGATGGGTTTCCGTCTGTGGCTGCTAGAGATATGCTTGTTAATGTGCCTGATTGAGCAGTGTTTGATGCAACCAGATAGGCGCTGCCGCCGGCTTGGCCTTCATTGTTTGTAACAACTCTTGCTTGAATTACAGCATCGTCTCTAAACTCGTCTGCAACTATTTGAGCACCTATGCCTGGACCAAATATGTCTATTTCTGCTTCTGTATAATTGTTTCCTGCGTGTTCATATTCGGCTGTAAGAATTTGATCGCCATCTGTAAAAACATTACTAATAGTGGCATTAAACTGTGTTCTATTGTCTACTACTGCAGTAACAGGCGTTTCTTCGGGATCAACACCTTCTGCAACAGCACCAAAAGTGCCATAAGAATTGTTACCGTTTGTGCCTCTTATTCTGCCTCCTGTTTCTGCAAGATATCCTACATGAGCATAATAAGAGAATACAGATACTAATTCTGCTCTGCCGTTGTTGGTAATCCAGGCTCCTATGCCGTCTGATATTACCTGCGTAAAGTCATTTGAAACAATAGAATCATTCCCGCCGTCGTGCAGCTCGCCGTCTATCTTTTGACCTATAGCAGCAAAACCAAATGTAGTAAGATTCTGCACATATGGCGAGCGTGCTGTGATCCATACTCTTTCGTCGGCAGGCCCCCAGCCCGGATCTAGTGATGCATAAGCGCCTGCTGTTGGTCTTCGTGTGCCGAATTCATTTCTAGCGCCGAGGTCTCCTTGAAGTCCGGCTACTGTGTGTAATCTAAGACCAGTGGCATTGCGCAGATAATACATATCTTCTTCTTGCGAACCAATAATAGAGTTTGCATAATATCTAGATGATAATCTGTGTTTGTAGCTTGCCGGACGATATATTGTAAAGTCATCTACACCTGCGTTACCAATATAATTTCTTTGCCATTTTGCCGGCCATATCATATCCCATTTGACACTGTCTATGTACTCTCTTACATCTCTAGTGCATATTCCTTTGTCATAATTATAAGCTTTCTCTACAGTAAATTCTCCTTCAAACGGATCAGTAATATCAAATTCCGATCCGCCTTCTTCTTCAGAAATTTTAAATTCTGTAGCACTTACAATATCATAGACATAGAAGGTTTGGTCGTTACCAAAACCGCCGAACCGAATAGGCATGTACAAGGAAAGCCAGTCAGTAGATAATATAGTGATTGTATTTGTAGCTGTGTTAACATTCGTTGCAGTGTCTTTGAAATAGTTATCCACAAAAGCTACTGCTTCTTCTGCTATAAAATCTTTATTCAATTCTAGTTGTCTTACAGCGTTGTAAACTTCTTGGTCTTCCGTTTGATAGTTACTGCCTTCGGACGCACTACCAAAAACAATATCGTCTAGCCATTCGTAGGTTTTGTTTATAGAATTTCTTGCAAACTCATATTCTGAGTCGAGAGGAACTTCCTGCAGTGTTCTTCTTTTAAGAAATTCAAAGTTTGCAAGGCTAGCTTCTTTCTGTTCTGCAAGAACTTTTTTCCCTGTCTGTCTTAAATAACTATAAGCCGAAACCATTGAAGCAAAATTGGTGTCTAGTCCAAGGTCATATTTTGCAGCATCTAATATATAACCTACATCTCTTTCGCACTTGGCTTCGTCGTATTCTAGATCGGGAAAATTTGTGTTTATAAAAGTAATTGCATCACTCTGTATTGAGGATTTTGCACTGTCAATTGCGTTTATAACAGTGTTAGCATCTGCATTGTCGACAGTTGGAAATGTTATAGATACAGTGTCTTCGCCTGATGTAATTGTGTTAATTATGTCTATAAAACGAGAGTCAATAATATCAGTTGAAGTATTTGTTCCTCCAACTCCTAAAATCTGTGTAAAATCAGTTTGAAAAGGAGATATTATCTCGCTGCTTGATGCAACGTCTTTTGTAATATCATTTATGTAGTTGTATACTGAAATTAATTCGTCCTTCTCCGCTGAGGTAGATTGAAGAGTACCAATTTCTACAATTGCCTCTGCAGCAGTTACACTCTGCCAATTACCCCCGTATGTCAAATCATACGAAATTGCATCAATAACATCTTCTAGCTCGCGTTTGAATTGTGTTTTAGAAAATCTTATTTCTCTGTCTATAATAGAATCTTCAAGAAATGCAATTGCTTCTGCCTTAATAAATTCAATATTGATTCTAACTAGGTCTCTTGACTTGCCAATTTCTTCTGTTGTTAATTCATAAGATGGAGTAAATTTAGCTTCATTTTTTAGCCCAATTTTTTGATCGCTTAGTCGACGTATAGACCTAAATAGTTTTTCAATCTGCGGTGCAACCACTTCGGTTTCAGCATAAGGCCAATCTTGACTTTGAAGGACAGGATTTGGTTCAGTTGCCGAGACTGTTAGTCCTTCTACTATGTCTCCGACTACTTGCTCTATCCTTTCAAGTCCTTCAAAACTGTACCGAAAGTCTGATCTTGGAGTGAGCGTAGAATTGTTTTTTGATTGAGCTTCTATCCTTGTAGAGCGAAGCTCGTCGCCCATTATACAGCACAAGCGAGGAACAATTATAGGTAGAACTTCACTGTACCTACCTGTTGTTACTTTGATTAGTGTGTGTCTTTCCAGTTCTCTAGGCAATTTGTCTTCGTCTTGCTCGTCGATAGCAGATTTAATTATTTCGGATAGACTTTCTATGGTTTCAAAAACTCCTTCCTCTGCATTTAATGTTGAATTTGTATATTCAATAACTTTTCTGCTTGAATTATCATCAAAGAGATCTTGGTAGTCTAAATCTAAGGGCTCTTGTTCTAATACTGGTTCAATAATTTCAAGAACATCGTTTACTATCTGTATCGTAATTGCTTTTTGACTTCTAGTATATTCTTTTCTCGAATCGTTGATATATTCAAGAGCTTCTTTTCTTGATCTCACATTCCCGCCATGACTAATATCCCAAGCAAATGCATCTATCAATAATCCAATATCTCTATTATACTTTTCTGTATCAAAGTTAAAATCGATACTGTACGGTTCGATATCGTTTTGAATTCCTAATTCAATTTTCGATAAAACCTGCCGCTGTATATAACTTCTATTCAATTCTAGCAACTTCTTTGCACTGGGATTTCGCGCGCCGTTTTCAATCTGTTGCGTTGCGTATCTTATGGATTTCCAAGGTCTGTCTTGTGTCTTACCGTAAATAGGGGCAGGAGAATTTTTACCTCCTTCACTTACATAGTAAATATCTGCAATCGACGCCGGGAATTCCCACTCCGGCAACTGCTGATCAGAAACTTGCAATATTTGTCCGTCTTCGCCTATTGGCAGCCTTACAGGAGCTGTACCAGAGTAATAAACCAAATCACCGGCTCTTGTAAGAACGCTCTGTTCAGAGCCAATAGCTATAACACTCCAAACCTCTGTTGAATCTACAATGTCGGGAGAATTAACTCCGTCTTCTGCAATATGGTAAGCAGTTGCAACATAGGAGTTGTCTCCGAAGCGAACAACATCACCTTCGTAGTATTCTGCACCGTTTAACCACTGTGATCTCCAGTCAAAGCCCGAATTAAGTCTCTGCCAAAATTCTTCATTCGGTGGTTGTTGATCAGAGTGGTCTTTTACACAGCGATATGTGAACCCGCCTAGTCTTACAACTTCGCCTATCTTATATTCAATCTGAGAAGAATCTTCATTCCAGTCGCCTACAAACTTAAGGCCTTCTGAGAAAAGCTGCCATTCCGACGGAGAGGTAGAAGGAAATTCTCCTGAATTGTCTGAAATTGCGATATACTGGTTACCGCCATACGTAACAACGTCACCTATTTGGTAGTTTCCGTTTCCGGACCATTCTGATTCATATTGGAATCCTTCTACAAACTTTTCCCAATTAGCGATATCGTTTTCGAAATTATCTGTAGAAGTGTGTGCTTGCAGAGAAATCCAGAGGCTGCCGCCGCGTTTAACTACATCGTTCTTTTTATACCTATACTGCGATTGCCAATCATTTTCATATTCAAAGCCTTCGTTGAACAGTTCCCAGTCTGACTGGTTTTCTTCCAGTCCTAGCTCATCTGTTGCAGCAGAAATATGATCGTTAATACAAATATAGCTACTGCCACCATACTTTACAAGATCGTTAATCTTGTAATTGAAATCTGTCTGCCAGTCTCCTTTCCAGTCAGATGCCTCTGCAAAAACATCCCATTTGTCTTGGTCTGCTTCTAATCCTTCCAAATTAGTTTCTGCTGCGGTGTGAGGAGTGTTAGCAATATAAACGCGGCCGCCGTACTTTACAATATCATTATCTACATAGCCTCGACCCGATTCCCATTCACCTTGCCATGTCTGTCCTGTCGCTATTAGATTCCATTTTGTAGGAACTTGAGAAAGATCTGTAAAAAAATCGCTATCACTGGTATGGCCTATAACACAGATATAGGTTTTGCCGCCAAATCTTACAACATCGTCTTTGTAATATTCATTTTCAGGAGTCCATTCTCCTTTCCATACAAATCTTATTCTACCTAATTTAAATTCAGCCATTCTTTTACTCCGCTAATTTATTTATGCTTAAGTTGACTCGTCGTCTATGTTCCGTAAAAACAGTTGCTGAGATATCATAGTTCCGCTCACTCCTTGGAACTGATTTACATCAGCGTTTATAATAAAACTATTAACTCCGACGGTATCGATGACGTTGTTAGGTCCTCCTAGTGTAACAAGTCCGGACTGTACCTGATTGGTTTCTAGATTTTCGCCACCAACTGATAGTCTGGATGCTAGAAAAGACGAAATTGCTCGTTGAGTAGGAATAATATTATCTGAGTCTGCAGAAAAATTGGAGTCTGTAGAAAATTCTCTAACTACAGTGCCAGAACCGCCTAGACGTATTCCTCCTAGTGCAAGCTCTGATAAGCCTTCTAAATCAAAAAACTCTGCTGATATAGTAACTACACCTGTTGCCTGGTCAACCGCAAATAAGTCGCCGCCTCTAAAATTTCCGTCTTGGTCTGTACTTACATAAAAAACACGTCCGCCGTTGAATTCTCTAACTTCATTTTCAGGCGAAGCTACAAAAAAGTTGGCGTCTGCATAAATTTCTGGATAGTTAGTTTGTTCAAAATTTCCTGTACCTATATCTAGATAGTCATGGTTTGTAACTCTTGCTTGACTGTATACTTCTCTAAGCTCAACGTTTGTACCGCTTTGTAGGTTATATTCATTTTCAAGAGACGGATTTATTTGAAATTCAATAAGCCTTAAATTTATATTTGAAGGGTCAGGTCCTCGATCAATGATTCTAGAACCTTCAAACAGCAACAAATCTTCTCCGTTGTCGTCGAAGATACCGTCTATAATAATTTGAACTCCTACACCTGGAATAGTTTCCACACCTCTTACAACTAGAGTATTATCTTCCGGAATAATATCAGCAAAACCGTCTCCTGATATAATAATCTGAGACGAGTTAGTTTGATAACCGCCTCCTCTGTTGATAAAATCAGGTTGAGCCAAAACACCGGTACCTAATCGTGTTTGAGACTCAGCTTCGATTACAAACTGAGAATCTATAATATCTACAGTCAAGTCTTCTGAATCCGAATATCCGCTGCCCGGATCCCATATTTTCAATCGCTCAATACTGCCTGTTTGAACATCTGCTCGCAGTTTAGCTTTTTTACCAGTTTTAATTATACTAATTGCATCAAATTTTTCATTGTCTGCAAACACAAACCACTCAGGCGAGCCGTTGAACGACGCAAAGCTAAACGCTGTCCAGTCTCTTGTCTCTGAAATTATTTGTTTTACCCAATGAAGACCAGTCTCTGTAGTAAAAACAAAATTTGTAAGACCTTCAGAATCTCGTGCTATTGCTAGAAATACACCTTGATAATATTTTAGTGATACAAATTCAGTTGTTGCATTTGGAAGAGGAGCAGGGTCACTTTCGTACCAAGTGACACCGTCAAAGCTGTACAAAGTAACTCCATCTGTATTTAAGAGAAGATATCTGTTATCTCCATAGGCCAGCCCTGCAGTTTCATTTAAAAATTCTGCTCCTTTATCTACCAGTGCTTCGTTGTGTCTAGTCCAAGTTACGCCGTCAGGCGAAGTTGCAGTTGCTCTGTCTGAACTAGACACTGCTAGAAATTGTCCTTTTCCGTATACAATATGTGTATAGGAAGATATTGTAGAATCACCTGTACTATCGCTTACAGTGTCTTCAGGAATGTCAGTTTCTTGCCATATTTCTCCGTCGTTACTATAAAGCGCATTATTTGAATTATCAGAAATTATTACATATTTTCCTTTACCGTCATAAGCAGCATCTACCCAGTTTTCTTTAAGTGGCAGAGGTCTTTCTTCCCAATCGATCCCGTTCAAACTAAAACCGATACGGTCATCTCCACCAGCAATTGCAACAAATCTGTCGTCAGCGTCGATAATTCTATTGTAATCTCCAACAAAACTCAGTAGATCTTCTTGCCAATCTCTTCCGTTGTCAGAGTATAGGACAAAGTTAGGCTCTGCAATAGCAACTAGCCTGCCGCCTCGGCCTTTCCCTCGTATATTGAGGTCTAATATACTGCTTGAGCTGTCATCAGATACCTGTGTAACTGTGATGGTAACATCGTTGTCAGGCGAGACACCGTCCAGGGCGCTTCCTAAAATTACAAAGCTGTCTCCGACTGAATATCCGGCACCACCGTCTTGAATTGATACAGAATATTCTCGTGCCTTTCTTGTAATATCTACCAAGGCACCTTCTGGTACTAAATCTGGGTCTGTAAATGATCCTGCATTTAGTTGTAAATTTTCAAACACTTGAGTAGTATTACTAAAAACTGTATCTATTACTGTTCTGCCTGTGGGCAAGTTTGCTGTAGTGTTAGAAAATCCTGGATGACTAACTTCTACTCTTGGTTCAATTCTATATTGGGTAGATGTTTGAAATCCTTCTACTAATGGCGTTCCGGGAATTAAATGGTCCCATCCTAATTCGTTGTCGCTTTCTCGTCTAATAGTTGCACGTTTTCTCGGAGGATCATAAGCAGCAATATAGCCGTATTGTCCGGTTCCTGCTCCGTTAATTATTATCACTCTCTGTCCGATTAATAATGTGTCAACCTGAGTTTCTTCTGTACCCGACAAAAGTATCGTGCTAGTTGCATCTTCTGTGGTTTGAGCAAATCCCTGTTTTACTAGATAATTAGCGCCGCCGGGTTGTCCAGAACCTTGGGTGTTGATAATCCTTTCTTCAAATACAGCTCCGTCTCTGAAATCCCAATATTCGACTTCTGCAAAGCTGCCAGCGCCAATAACTTCTGCCTCTGCTTGTGTGTAGTTTTCGCCTGCATTTGAGTACTCAAACACCAAAATTTCATCCGCAAACCCTCCGGTAAATGCATCTTCTACCTGCGCTTCGTTGTTTCTATTAAAAACATTTACAATTTGCGGAATTTCTGTGGGATCGTTTCCGTCGGTGACAGTTCCGAATCTTCCGTAAGAATTATTTCCGTTTGTTGCTCTTATAATGCCTCCTTGATTCGCTAGATACCCTACAGCACAATAGTAAGTAAAAACAGAAACAAGTTCTGTTCTTGCACCGTCTGATACCCATACACCTATACCATCAGAAAGAACTTGTGTAAAGTCATTTGAAACCATAGAACGGTTCCCACCATTGTGCAGGGTGCCGTCTATTCTCTTACCTATGCAGCCCGTGCCTGTGGTTGTGACTCCCTGAATGTAGGGAGAACGATTTACAATCCAAGTTCTTTCGTCGTCTGGACCCCAACCGGGATCCAGAGACACATAAGCACCACCGGTTACTAGAGGATACTCTCTCAAAGAGCCGTCAAAAATAACTTCACCTTTTAGACCTCCTGTTGTGAGCTGTCTAATTCCTGTAGTATCTCTGACATAAAACAAATTTTTATCTTCAGATCCTTGAACTGAATTTACATATCTTTCTGCTGCTAAAATAGTTCTATGATTCCCGCTAAATTGTAAATCATCTTTTATGCCTCTCAGCAAACTGTAAACATCGTTTTTTATTCTAACAAAGTCAAAATCCTGTGAAGTAAACTCGTTGCTAAGTCGTGCCCAGACTTCTCCTGCGACGAATTCTCTATTTTCCCATAGAGCCTTGCCGGCGTCTATTTCGTTTTGATTGGTATTTTCTATATTAGAACCTTGAATTACAGGATCGGAAAAACCAATAGACAATCTCGATCCTATATAATTTTCGAAAACATCAAAATAAGGCAGTATAGCGTTAAGACCAGATAGATCGGTAGTTGTTGTATCCACTTTTTGTGTAGTAGGGTTTCCTTCGGTACGACTTATCCTTTCGTTTTTTACGATCGGCAACAGAAACGTAGAAAAATCATTCAAATAATATTGAAGAAATTGAAAGTCATCCTGATACTCGGGTATAGGAGTATTTGGCTCAACTCTTGTTGTTCTTAACTCTGCTCCTACAACTGCGCAGCCTGCAGGCACAATAATAGGAGCAATTTCCTCATATCTACCAGCGGTCACATTTATTGTAACATTTGATAGCGGTTCGAAATTATCTTCAGCATACTGTGCTGCAAACTTTATACTTTTAAAGGGGTCTTGCGGTGTTAATCCTCTTCTAAAAGAATCATCATCTGTGCCGCTTTCTGCAACATATAAATTTTGAGACGTGAGAATTCTAGAGCGCCAAAAAATATCAAGATCTTCTGATACGCTTAATTGTTGTCCCGTGTTTCCTATTGGAACACTAATGTCGCCCTCGGATGAATCGTTGCCTGCAAGCGTTTTGTTAAGTCCATAGGAAATTAGGTCTCCGCGCTGTGCAAGAGCCCCTGGCTGCCCTGCTTGAATCACTAGGTCCCAGTAATCAAAAATATTGCCGTTCTCGCCTGGAAAATTTGTTTCATCGGCAAAATGATCTATATTGGCTCGGTAAGCCGAGCCAAGAAAGTATACTATGTTTCCTACTGAATAGTTTACACCCGGAGACCATCCATTGGCCCATGCTGATCCGGGAACTAATAGATCCCAGAGATTGCCATCAAGATAGTCAAGAACACTCGAACTAGTATCTAGAAGCTCGATGTTTTCTCTTGCAACGTATAGTTGTCCTCCGCGCTGAACAACATCGCCTGTTCTGTAAGGAACTCCTAATCTCCAATTTCCTCTAAAATTATAGTTTTCCGCAAATTTTGTCCAAACCGGATTTTCTTCTTCGCTTGTTGGTAATGTGTCTTGGTTTGGAAAATTAGCGTAGTATAGGAAACCCCCTAGTCTTACAATATCTCCTGTTTGATACTGCGTGGATGAGTTCCACTCTCCGTCAAACCGAAAGCCAGGAAACTCTATTGCAAATTTTGATATATCAAAATTCTGTGTAGATGTGTGAGTTTCTAGGCAGCGGAAAAGCGAAGATCCAAATTTAACAATGTCGTTTTTTCTAAATTCTGTGTCTGCCTGCCAAATGCTTCTATATTCAATGCCTTCAAAATACACAATCCATTTATCGATATCATTTTCAAACTCGCTATCTGATTTATGAGATTCAATACATCTATAGACTATACCATTGTATTTTACCAAAACTCCGTCAGAATAATCGGTTGAACTAGACCAATTATTTTGATACCCGGACCCTAACGCAAATATTTCCCAATTTGACCTATCTTCTACAAAATTTGTACTTACATGAGCTGTTGTACAGATATACACAGTGCCTTTATAAGATACAGATTCACTCAGATTATATTCCGTTGATTCCTGCCATTCACCTCTAAAGCTAACGCTTTCGGTCATCAATATCCATTTAGGAGCAGGTTGCGGCGGTTCACTCTCAGGCACAACAGCATTAAGATCAGACTGAAAAGTGCTGCTAGAAGTGTGTCCTACAATACATACATAGGTTTTTCCTGATAACCCTACTATATCATCTCGGATATATTCTTCGCTAGGACTCCACTCTCCTTTCCAGTTGTATCTAAATCTTTCTAGTTTAAATTCCGTCATTCTGATTGCTCTCTATTTCTGTGTATTCACTATTAGCTAAAACTTCGCTGTCTTTGCTTTCGTTATAACCCGGAGTTGATATTTTTTCAGGATACCTATAGTTCTCCGAAACTCTCTGCACAAATTGACCGTTTCCTTCTTCTACATAAAATGTAAGTGAACGAGAATCCCATTTAAGCTGCGGATATCTAAGATTGGAAAAAACTATATCATGATTTTCGTCTATGCCTTCTAGGTAATCAACACCTTCTTCAAAATCAGGAAAACTGTTGTCTCGCGTGCCCTGTTCATTAATTACAATTGAATTATCATCTCCGCCTTGTAATTGATTAACTCTTATTAAAAAGAGCTCGCCGTCGTCGTTTCGCCTAAGGCCATAGAGATATTTTTTTGAAATACCGTCTAAAACTGTTTGCGGTGAACTTCCTATATAGTAAGTCATTATATTGTCTCCACGTAACTGAGAATAACATCAACAGCATTGTTTTCTGAGGCTCTAATACTAACTCTAGTTTCCGGAGCTAGTATTAGCTTTTCTCCGTTTGTTACAGCTCTAAGGCTGCTGTTTTCGGGCAAAAGAGTTTCTTTGAGGTAAAATCCCGAAACCGAGCTGTCGTCTTGAACTAGAACATCTATATATACAAAGCTGTCTATTAAATTTGTTAAGCTTAATCCTACTATAGTTGCTGTTACTGCAGGGCCTACACTAAGGACTTCTACCAAGTCAACTCCAACATTTGTTATAATTTTGTTTCTAAAATTGTTTGCCATTTATCTATCCAAATTGAATCACGGTTGAAAACGCAATATCTTCCGCGTCGCCTGGAGATATATTTTCTTCAGAACCTGCAACAGATATCCAATCACTGCCGTCATAGATTTCAACACGACCGTCATCTGTATTGAAACGAGTTAGGCCAATTTCCGTAAAATTTTCTGGCGGTCTTGTTAGGTTAGTTCCTACCGGAATGACAAGACCGCTAGTACCTTCAAATTTTACATATCCATTATCTGTGTTTTCAAATACTGTAATACCATCCTGCACAGTATTTGTGATTTTGTTTTCCTTTATTGCTAGATCATCGATAACAACAGAGCCTGAACCTTGTGCTGTAAGTTCAAGGTCAGTGTTAGATGTAATAGTACTTATTACATTGCCATTTATCTGTATATCGTCTATTATTATTTTGTCAGAAGTAATACCGGTTTGATCAATAAGTGTCGAGATATATCCGTCTGTTGTAAATCTAATAATGCTGTCGTTTGCACCCGGCGTGAGTTCTGCAGTCACAGAAGTATCACCGTCGATGTCAACAACACCATTTAGTTGTATCCAGTCCGTGCCGTTAAATCCTTCGAATCTATTCAGACTGGTGTTAAAACGAATTTGCCCTGCCAACGGCGTTTCTGGCCTATCACTAGTACTTCCTACTGGTATCCTAATACTTCCAGTAGAATCTAGTACGAACACCTCCGACCCTGACTGTAAAACAAAATCGTTTGGGGTTGAGATAGTGTTATCTGAAACTTCAAACTCTTGAAAAAATACAGAGCCGGTTCCTGAAGTACGTAATTCTAGATCTGCATTTGATTCAGTTGTTTGGATATAATTATCTGAAATTTCGATATCAGAAACTAGTATCGTATTTACATAGGAATTTTGCCAACGTTCTGTAATTGTTCCGAGTGAATATGTTGAGTCTTGTGAAGGAATTATATCAGAATCTATATCAGCAACGAATTCAATTGTGTCTGAATTTTTATCACCAATTGTGATATTTCCGCCTATAGTCACATCTCCGGTAACATCTAAATCGCCTGTAATATTCACAGAGTTTTCAAGATTAATTTCTTTAGAAAATGCATCAAGGTTTATTGCGCCTGACAAACTTTCTACTGTGTTTCCAGATATTCTAATGTTGCCTGTTTCGACCTTTGTTGCATCAATAGTAGTACTATCAATACCGTCTGAAAAGGTAAAAGCCTGTGTACTGTCTACAGAAAAATTTGCGCTTTGGAAAGTAATGTCACCGGTTTCTTGATTGATAGCAAACAAGTCGCCAACCCTAAAATCACCTTCATGATCTACAGATGAAAAACGAACCTTTGCTCTATTAAGTTCTATAAATTCATTTGTTTGGATTACTGCCTCGGGATCATTGCTTGACTCTTTGCCGCTGCCGATGTAGGCAACGTTATGGCCGATCGCGTATATAATTACGCCAGCACCGTTGCCTACAATTCCTTGATTTCCGTAAACCGAAGCTGAAGAAATTATTCTTACTTCTGCGCCGAAATCTGTAAAGTCAACTAAAGTAAACTCGGTTGCTGTTGCTCCGCTAGAAAACCTTATATCTTGAGAAAGAATAACATCGTCTTTAAAGGTCTGAGTGCCATCCTCTCCGTCAAATCGCGCCATAAGCACTGTTTGCTCTGTTGTAATCAACTCAAACTGTGGGCCGCCGCTCGGAGGCGTAATTGCCTCCCCATTAACTATTCTCACGTCGTCTACGTTGCCTTGGAAGAAGGATTGTGATCCGTCAAACAGCGCGCCTATTACTAGAGGTTTCGATGTGCCGTAATCAGTGTTATCTGTCCACGATCCGATGTCTGTGCCGTTGAGATAAAGTGTTCCTATAGACCCTGAACGTGTGTATGCAACGTGATTCCATTCATTCAATGACAAATCTGCATTACCAGTTATTTGATACGCACCTTCCACGTAAACTTCTGGCGTCAAACCATCTATATTAATTGAAACTGCGTTATCGTTGATTTGCCCTGCGCGGAAATCTAAAAGTCTCCTTACACCTGAAGTTACTGTAGGATAAAACCATCCTTCTACAGTAAAGTCGTCGGTGCCGAATCCAAAATCATCCGAAGAATTAAGAGAGACATAGTCTCCGTTACCATCAAGCAACAAAGAAGATGCACCATGTTTTATAATAGAGGTGTCTAACTGTGCGTCCCCGTTGGCTGTTAGAGTTTTACCTAGTCTTTCGTCGGCTTCTTCAAATCCTAACTGCTTTCCTGCAACATAGATTTTTCCGTCTAAGTCTATTCTTTGTATAATAGCTGATTCTAGCAGAGTAGCACCGTCAATGTCGTAATATTCGATAGCATCGCCTTCGGACACTGATCCTTGAATGTTTGCTATTCTTAGCGCAGTTTCTCCGTTGCCTTTAAGACCAGACGAACCGTCTACTGCATATATAGATCTTTTTGCAAAATATGTAAAACAGCTAAGCCATTCAGCTCTTACACCGTTAGTTAATGTTACAGCGTCTACGCCCGGAGTAATAAAGGTAACAGTATGAAATAGTCCGCTGGCTTCTTTACTATTTGCTGTTGCAGCGGAGCCGTCTAATAACACACCTTTACCTGCATCACCTTTGTCGTAACCTCTAGGATCTTCTTGAGATGTTACAGATCCTTTAGTAATCACGGTTATGTTTTTTATATAAGGAGATCTAGACAATACTGTAAATCCTGATGCATACCTAAAAGCGTAACCTGTATCATCTGCGGCATTATAAAGAAAATTCTGCACAGTAAGATCTTCTACAGTAGTTTCCCCGTTTAAAAGAAAACAGTCGTTTGTATTTGTAGCAGCAGTAGGGATAATGGTGACTGATCTTAAACTATGACCTTTTACAGTAACTCCTTGAGGAATTTCTAAAGGAAATTGTTCTTCATATTCGCCAGGAAATACAAAAACTGTGTCTCCTGCTTCGGCAACAGTTAAAGCTTGTTTAATACTAGAATAAGGATCTTGTATATGGTCGCCTGAATTAGTATCGTCGCCGTTTTCTGCAACATAATATATGTTACCTTGTCTTAAGGTTAAGTCTATTCCGTCTACATCAAGTCCTGCAGAATTTATTGTAGAAGCGACTAGATTATTTGTATAAATATCAGACCATTCTTTCCCGCCTGTGGTCGGATCCGAGCCTAAATTGTAGGTGTCTGTTTCGACAGGTATGATATCAGAAGCTACTTCTGCGTTAAAAGTAACATTATCTGTGTCCTCGTCGCCGATTGTAATGTTGCCTTCAGCAGTAATATTACCAGATACAAACAAATTGCCGTCTATATCTAGATCAGAGTAGACTGCTACCGAGCCAGTGCCGTTTGCTCTAAATTCAAGATCCGCATTAGAATCTTGTATCTCTATACGGTTGCCTTCTAAGCGGATAGAATCTATTTCTAGTTTGCTGAGACTTACTACAGAGTCTAGTGTTGAAAGATTAAGGTAAGGCGCACTAGACGTTATTGTATCACCCTGTATTGTGATATCGCCTATGTCAGCTTTTGTAACAACTTCAAGTGCGTTTGATTGTGTAGTGCCATTGACGTCTAATTCATGCTGAGGGTTGCTATTCCTAACACCAATGCGCTGGTTATTAACATCTAGATATAGTAGGTCAGTCTCAAAGGCTAAATCAATACCATTACGTATCAAATTAGACTTTAAGAGCGGCCCTGAAATACGACCAACAGCCATCTCTTCTCCTTAACACGGGGATCCTGTCCCTCCAACCTATTTTTCAGCTTCTAGCTCTTTGCTGGTTGACCACAGTTTGTCCTGCCAATCATTGGTCGTGTTTGGCATTAATATTATTTATGTAAAATGAATTATTTTAAGAATCAGCCAAACATAAGACTGTATTCGAGAATTAGATTATCAAATTCTTCCTCAGTTACAAACTGCGCTACTCCTGAAGCATCAAGGAAGACAGAACCGTCCCATACTTCTACAATTTTTGCATCAGTATTCCACCGTGTTTCGCCGATCTCCGGTGTCTCTGCCCTTTCTGCTTCAGACCCGCTAGGTAAAACAAAGCCATTAGTGCCTGTAATTTTTTGATAACCAAACCCTGTGATTGCAAATGAAAGTTTCTTGTCACTTGCAAAAAGCTTTATTTTATTATCTACTATTGCAATATTGCCTGTCCTTATTTCTCCGACACCGTTTCTTTGAAGTTCTAGGTCTGAATTCGATGCATTTGTTTGTATTCTATTGTTATCTATCAATACGTCGTCAATCTGTAAACTGTTAGTGTCGACCCCAAAATCGTTAATTACGCCTATTAACTCATTGTCTACTGTAAACAATATCGAGTTTTGTGCAGGATCTGCAACCATTGTAGTTTCTCTATCGTCTGAATACACTCCGCCAAATGCAATTGTTGCATTTTGAAAACCTTCGAAAACACTATCATCGTCGTTAAACCTTATGTTACCTAAACTAGATAGGTCTGTTGGTTCTAGAGGAATTTGTTCAGTAGTGCCGATCGGAAGTCTTAACGATTTAGTAGACTCTACAATTGCTCCGTTCTTTGACGATAGAATAAAATCGCCAGAATTGCTCTCAAGATAGTTGCTTCCGAAATGTATATTGTCTAGTGCAACAGCCCCGTTGCCGCTTGTTCTAAACTCTAACGAAGAGTTTGACTCAACAGAAGTAATTGTGTTGTTATTAATTGTTAACGAAGGTAACTCTATTTTGTCAAGTCCGGCAAATTGCCATCTTTTTGTATTACTGCCTAGATTAAATTTTGAGTCTTGAGTAGGAGCAAAATTAGAATCAATAGATGAAATAAAACTTACACTATCACTTGTTGCGTCACCAAAGAAAACAATTCTACTATCTGTAGCCAAATTTCCTGTAATAGCAAGATCATTGTCTATACTAGTGTTGTTTTTAAGATTAATTTGTGCAGGAGCATTTATGTTAATTGGGCCAACAAAACTCTGAATAAGATTATTGCTGACTTGCATATTTCCTGTAAAATAGTCGCTGTACGTAAAAAATGTTTCATTGCTGTTGTTTTCTATTCTTAAATTTGTTAGTTCGTCGCCGCTTAAATTTGCATTTGATATAGAAGTTGTTCCTTTTTCGAAATCGGCAAAGAAAATATCACCTACTCGATATGTGCCAACATGATCTACAGAAGTAAAATAAATTTTTCCATTGTTTAATTCTATTACTTCTTGTGCTTGAACACTTTGGGTCTTGTCATTATTGGTACTTTTACCTAATCCTACATACGCAAAGTTATGCTGAATAAGATACATCAAACAGTTGTCACCGTCTGCAACTGCACCAAAATTGCCGTAGATATTTGCGCTTGCAATTGCTCTTATTTCAGCTCCAAATTTTATTGTAGAGCCGTCTGCAGTAGTTCTTCCTTCGCTTCCGTTAACAGCATACAGTCCTCGATTTGCAAAATATGTAAAAGAAGATAGCCACTCTACTCTTACACCGTTTGTCATTGTAATCGCATCTACACCTGGTGTAATAAATGTACAAGATTGAAATAGCATAGAAGCTTCGTCGCTTAAACCGTCAAGTGCTGCGCCGTCTATTAATGCACCTTGTCCTGCATCACCGCTTTCGAACCCTCTAGGATCGGTAGGAGAGGTTTCTGTGCCTTTAGTGATAACGGATACATTTTTTATGTATGGCGATCTATTTTGTATAATTGCACCGGGTTTAAATCTAAAGGCATAGCCTTTGTCTGCCTGAGAATAAAAGTCTCTTATTGTGAGATTCTCTATTGTTGTATCACCGTCTAACAGAAAAACATCTTCAAATTCACTTGAGGTATCAGGAGATATATTTATACCTCTTAAACTAGTACCTAATACAGACACAAAATTAGGCACTTCTAAAGGAAATTGTTCTTCATATTCACCTGGAAAGACATAGATAGACACAGGACCTGATGTAGACGCATCTGCTGCTTCTAGAGCGCGTCTTATCGTTTTAAAAGGTAATTGAAGATGATCTCCAGAGCTATCGTCGTTGCCGTTCGTTGCAACAAAAAAAACATTTCCTTGCTTGAGATTGAAATTTATTTGCCCGCTTACTAGTTCAGAGGTCGAAACTGACTGTCCGTTTACAAATTTAGTAAATGTGTTATTCCATCTTTGATTTGGTCTGCCTAAACTAGATGTATTTGTTTCGTCTGGGATTAAATCAGAATTTATTTCAGAGTCGAAATCTACCGTATCGCCACTTTCGTTGCCAATAATAATCTTTCCGTCAACCGTGATATTTTTTGGCGTGAAAAAATCGCCAAAAACTTTGGTGTTTGATTGGAAAATAGTCTTGCCGATTCCGCTAGGGGTTAAGATTACAGAGCTGTTTGACAATTCTGTAAAAATAGTGTTATCTTTGATAAGAATAGTATCATTAGATAGTCTGCCAAAACGCACAGCAGTTTCGGCAACTAAATTGATATTACCAGATAGTTTTTGTATTTTTGAATCGGAGATGTTGTAAGCCGAAACAGTTAATTGGTTAGCAACAAGACTATCTGTTTTAAAATGTCCTGGTATCTGTAATTCTTTTGTAGGAGAATCCGTGTCAACGCCTATTCGATGGTTGTTTACATCTAAAAATAAAAGTGGCTCAGTTTGTTGCTGATTAGAAAAAGATAGATCGTTACCTTGCCTCTCTAAATTAGCAAATAATAATGGGCCTGATATTCTACCTATCTGTGCCATTCTGTTTCCTCTACACAGTATTTATGAGAATAGCAGATGCTCAGGAGCCTGGGGTGCCCCAGATGAGATATTTGTAGTTTTGTAGGCATAGTCGGGCAGGATAGCATCGTCGAAAAATAATAACGTAAGAGTGTCAAGTACTTCGTCTGCTTCCACAGTTTCTAGTGTTTCTCCAGGAGGAGATTGTAGCTTTATTTTCCTAAAAAAATCATAGAAAGCAGTCACTTACAGCTCATTACTTGTCAAAATTGTGTAGTGCAGTTACAGGTTTACCTAGCGGAACTGGTGATGTAAATTCGAGATACCATCCTTCTGCAAAATCAGAAGGATTTTGCACAAGAGAATAGTTTATGCCTGACAATTGAAAAACGTTCTCAATAAAAACTAAAACGTTTTGGGCTGCTACAGGCACAGGATTTAGTGGTCCAAACACAGTTTTTGAAGAATCTCCGCTGCCTAAGTCTTGCTGATTAATGCCGGCAGGAAAGGGTTCTTCGTACCTTACAGTTCTCCAGGCCCCATTGGAAAAAAATTCAAAGTCGTTGGTGTCTGTGTTGTAACGCATGTGTCCGTTTGTCGGGTTTAAAGGCCTTTCTCCGGTTGAACCTTTTGCAAGAAGCACCACATTATTAGAATCAACAATTACCTCGTCGTTTATTTCGTATCTAACACCCTTGCCTTTGATGTTTCTTAGATTAGTATTTTGAGCTTTTAATAAACGCATCAAACTTCCAGGTAGCTTATTGTAGCTGCTAAATCCGTCTCACCAGAATCTAAGTTAGGGTCGCCTGACTCAGGTTGTGCTTCAAAAGCTACATAATCGCCCTCTTCTAATACAATTTTTTCTGAATCAAATGTAAAAGTTTCTCCCGCAGGTAATTCTAGTCCTCTTACAATAGTATTCTTAGGTCCTATAGCATCAGCATCTTTTGCAATATACAGGTTAAAGTTAGAATCTGTGCTTGCAGAAAGGTTAGTGTTGCAAACTATTATAGTAGTAATTGCATAGCTTTTACCAGCCGGTACTATTAAAATATCTAGCTGAGTGGTTGTTAATTGTGCATTTTCAATTGCCATTGTATTTCCTAAAATAACATGCTAAAAAGCAGTGATCTATTTTTACTTATAATCTCATCATTTGTGTTGTTTTTATTAACATAGAACAAACCAGTGTTTCCCGTATAAGGGTCAGTAGAATACAGTTTGAGCCCTTCAAAAGGTACAATCGGTGTAGTATTGTTATCATCGTCGTAAGGAATACTAGTCAGCTCTAAAACATCATCAATTTGCACGCTACCAACACCTGGCGCTTTTAAAACTAGTGTTTCGTTGCTAGCAGTGGTAGAAATTTCTGTTCCTTTAATTTCAATATCTTCTAAGTTAATTCTATTTTCATAAAAGTTGGCATTATTGTTGCCTTGGACTTGGACTTTTACCCTAGTTTCCTCAAAAACACTTTTTGTAATTGTTCCAGAATTTTCTAGATAGTTAGAAATGTCTCCGCCTGAAACGCTTATATTAAGTCTAACTAGGTTTGGATTTAATATTTCTACTATAGGAATATTAATTCCGTTAAGTCCTTCTATAGGATCACCATTTGCTTTAATGCCAGATATATTAACAGTATCAGTTTCTCTAAAACCATGCCTACCATTTGTTTGTATAATAGTAGTTGCATTTCCGTCCTCATTTACAGATACAATATCTAATAATGGGTGTATTTCGTCAATTGTTTCTACAGATGTATCGCCTTCTGCTATTATAGGCCTAATGATATCTCTAAATGTATAATCAAAATAATCTACCAAAGCTTTTGCGTTTGGAACACCGTCGTTGTTTAAGACAACCCGACCGTTGCTGTCTGGTGAAATTTCGTCGTTAATATAATTAAAAACTTTTTCTTCATAATTTGCACTAGTAACTTGAATTATTCCAGCACCTGTGTTAATATACAAATCGCCTTGCGCAACAATACCGGGCGTAGTAAGAGGAATTTTACTATTACCTTCTTCGGCATAGAATGATCCCTGCCCAGCAATTCCACCTAGTTGCCAAGTAATGTTTTCATCATATATCCATCTAGCGTTAGGAAGTGTGCCTCTGTCTATTTCAATTCCTGATTTTCCATTAAAAATTGACGGGATGCCTGCTGTTTGCTCAGATTCTTCATCATCTGCTTGCGAACTAAGCACAATAATGTTATCATCTATTTGTAAATCTGATGAATTAACCGTAGTTGTAGTACCATCTACCTGTAAATTACCGGTAACAACAACTGTACCAATGCCGGCTCCGGTGTCAAGCGTAATTGTGCCGGTACCGTCATCAATAACAGCTATTCTATAATTATTGTCGTATGATTTTACAACTTTAGGCATTCCGATTCCTTAAAACAGGGGGAAACTCTCCCCCTTTTTTATTATAGCGCAGTTAAGATGATTGCGTTATCTAGAGTGCTGTCTTCGCCTGTTTGGGCGCCGACATACCATGTATAAGCATTAGAATCAAAATCATAAGCCTTGCGACCTGAGATCTTTCTAATAGCAACACCGTCGCCTGCGCCGTCTACGTAGCCTTTTAGAACCATTTCGCCTTCGTCGAGAGCAGATTCTCCATTGACTAGTTTGCAAGTTCCGATACCATCAGCAGTATCTACAATAAAACGTCTTGCTGCTCTCTGTGCAACAATGTAAGGCTTACCGTCTGCACCGGCTGAATCAGCGTCTCCGCCGACGATTCTTGCCGCATCAACAGGCATGTTAAAGCCTTGACGATATTCTTGTGTATTACCTGTGAGGTCGTTGCCGTGTTGGTCTTCCCCATTTTTAGACGGGGGCGTGTTTACGTCAGGTGCTGGATCGTTATTGATCGGTCCAAACATTCTTCTTGATAGTGGTCTTCCCATTTGTTTTCTCCTTAGTTAGAAGTCCGATGTAGGTTCTAACCTACTACGCGGTGGGTACCGCATAAGTACACCTTATCAGGGTACAC